CGCATTTTATTCAGGGCACTATAGTGGTGACTCAGCGACCAAGTCGTTCTTTGTAAAGATTGATGCAACAGGAACGCCTGATACATTTGAGTGGGGATTCGATAGCTCCGTTGGAACCCAAGCTACTGGTGTTGCTATCACTGGTGCTGCTCAAATGCTTGATAGTGCATATGGCATTTCAATTGACTTTGGTGCAACCACGGGCCATACATTAAATGATAAATGGACTGGTACTGCAACTGCTGTAAATGTTGATACTGGTTTATTCTCTAATAGAAACGCTGGGTCTAACTACACTCACGTAGGATTCTTCTTTGACGTTTCCACTAATAAGTGGAGACTATTAGATGCATTTCACTCTGAACCAACTAATCCTATCAATCTTAGCTCACCGACTATATCATACGGTGATTTGGTAGCTAACCAATTTGAAGGTGCAGTTGTAGGTAACGTAACAGGTGACGTATCAGGTAATGCAGGTACCGCTACTACGCTTGCAACTGCTAGAAACTTGTCTTTGACGGGTGATGGTACAGCAACTTTGTCTAGCTTCAATGGTAGTGCTAACGTCTCTGCTGCACTTACTCTTGCTACTGTAAACTCTAATGTAGGATCGTTTGGTTCCGCCTCAGCAATTCCTGTTATTACCGTAAACGGAAAAGGTTTAGTTACAGCTGTTTCAACCACTTCAATTAACACAGATCTTATAGCAGATACTACTCCTCAGCTTGGTGGTAACTTAGATACTAACGGTAAGAACATTAACTTTGGTGATGGAGCTGAAACAGGTACAAATGATAGACTTACCTTTGGTGCAGCTGAGGATTTAAAGATCTGGCATGATGGATCTAATAGTTATATAAAAGATGCAGGTACTGGTAATCTTAAAATAGAAGGTACTCAGATAGACATACTGGGTACTGCCGAAACAATGGCAACGTTTGTAGACAATGGTGCTGTAACTTTATATTACGATAACAGTGCTAAGATTGCAACAACATCCTCGGGTGTGTCTGTGACTGGGGTAGTTGCAGCTACTTCATTGGATATTTCTGGTGACGTCGACGTTGATGGGACATTAGAAGCAGACGCAATTACTGTAAATGGAGCAACTTTATCAACTGTGATTGCTGGAACAACATTAACACAAGCAGCTCAAACCAACATCACGTCACTTGGTACACTAACATCTCTTACTGTTGATGACATTACTATTAACGGTTCAACAATATCTGATGCTGCAGATTTGACGATAGATGTTGGTGGCGATATTATTCTTGATGCTGATGGTGCAGATATAATCTTTAAAGATGCTGGAACAGAAATTGGTAGACACACGAATTCAACAAGCAATTATGTAATAAAATCTGCTGTAAACAATCAAGATCTGATTTTCAAAGGGGTTGACAATTCTGTTGAAATAACAGCTCTGACTCTCGATATGTCTGATGCTGGTAAAGCATTATTTAATGCGGGCGCAACATTTGGTGCTGCTATTGATATCACAGGAAACATAACTGTATCTGGAACAGTGGATGGAGTAGATGTAGCAGGTCTGCAAAGTAGATCGATCACTGCAGGTAATGGTCTTACTGGTGGTGGTACATTAGCAGCTTCAAGAACAATTAATGTTGGTGCTGGAACATACATTAATGTCAACGCTGATGATATTGCAGTGGATGCTACTTCTGCTAACACAGCAAGTAAGGTTGTTGCAAGAGATGCATCTGGTAACTTCTCAGCTGGGACAATCACAGCTACATTATCTGGTAATGCCTCAACAGCTACGTTAGCCACAACAGCCACTACAGCGACAAATGTAACTGCAACAGCAAACAATGCAACTAATGAGACAGTATATATTACGTTTGTAGATGGACAAACTGGTGCCCAAGGTATTGAAACAGATACAAATCTGTTTTATAATCCAAGCACAAACACATTAACAGCCGGTACGTTCTCTGGCGCTTTAAGTGGTAACGCTTCCACTGCCACTACAGCGACAAATGTTACAGCAACAGCAAATGATGCAACAAATGAAACTGTTTACCTAACATTTGTTGATGGACAAACTGGTGCACAAGGCATTGAAACTGACCTAGGCTTAACATACAACCCAAGCACAAACGTATTAACAACCACTACGTTCTCCGGCGCTTTAAGTGGTAACGCATCCACAGCAACAGCACTACAAACCGCTCGTAATATTGGTGGTGTAAGTTTTGATGGTACTGCTAATATTGACCTCCCCGGTGTTAATACTGGAGGTAACCAGAATACTACAGGTACAGCTGCTGGTATTACTGGATATAGTGGAACGTATTGGACTTCAGCTAACGATGGTGCAGGTTCAACACTAGATGCAGACCTACTAGATGGACAGGAAGGGGCGTATTATAGAATAGATGTTTATAACTCATCAGGGACTTTGTTAAACTAATGGCTACACCTAGTTCACGACAAACATTGATTGACTACTGTCTTCGTAGATTAGGCGACCCAGTAATCGAGGTTAATGTGTCTCCAGATCAACTCGATGATAAAGTTGATGATGCTCTTCAAGTATACAGAGAATTTAATGATGACGCTGTTGTAAGAACATATCACAAACAACAGGTATCAGCATCTGATGTTAGTAATCAATACGTTGACTTATCAACTGATATACTTTATGTAATGTCTGTATTTCCTCTCGCTTCTTCTTTTAACACAGCTAGAAACTTTTTTGATATTAAATATCAAATGATGTTGAATGATATAGCTGACATGCACAACTATATGGGAGATCTGGCTTACTATGAACAAATGCAACAGTATTTGTCTTTACTTGACATGAAGCTTAATGGTATGGTTCAAGCAACTTTTTCAAGAAAACAAAACAGACTTTATATACACGGTGATTTCTCTGACGGAGATATAGAAGCAGGAGATTACATTGTAATTGAATGTTTAAAAGAAGTAAGTACCACCGACCATACCAGTGTGTTTAATGATATCTTTATGAAAGATTATACCACAGCATTGATTAAACAACAGTGGGGATCTAATCTAATGAAATTTGAAGGTATGCAAATGCCTGGTGGAGTTATGTTTAATGGAAGACAATACTATGATGATGCAACGCAAGAGATAGAGAGTCTAAGGGAGCGCATGAGGCTCGAATATGAGAAGCCAGTAGATTTCTTGGTGGGGTGATTGAATGCCATTAAATCCATATGTAAGTAGAGGCACAAGAAACGAACAAAACCTTCTTGAAGACCTTACTATTGAATCCTTAAAAATGTATGGGCAGGACTGCTTTTATTTGCCAAGAACATTGGTAAACGAATCTCGTATATTTAGAGAAGATATAGGATCCTCATTCGACACCGCATATAAAGTAGAAATGTACATTGAAAACACTGATGGGTTTGATGGTGATGGAGATTTATTTACAAAGTTTGGAGTTGAAATTAGAGACAATGCAACATTTATTATGGCAAAGAGAACGTGGAAAAAGTTAGTTGCTATTCCCGAAGTAGAGTTTCAGGATAATGATAGACCTAGAGAAGGTGATATTATTTTTCTACCTTTGTCCCAATCCATGTTTGAAGTTATGCATGTAGAACATGAACAACCGTTCTATCAACTAAATAACTTATATACCTATAAGATGAGAGCTGAATTGTTTGAAATGGCTGATGAAGACTTTGATACTTCTATTACCGATATTGATGAAGTCCAAGCTGACTTTGGCTACACATTTAAGGTTACTGTTCCAAGAATTAAGAGAGCAGTTGCTAGAAGTACGGTGACTCAGTAATGGCTAAACTAACAAGTATAATTTTAGTTGATAGTGGATACGGTTATGTCACGCCTCCAACCATTACTATTGATCTTCCAGATCCAGATTCAGCTAATGCATCATTTACTGCCAATATAACTGCAGGTAGAGTTTCGTCTTTAAATTTAATTAATGCTGGAAGATATTATATTACTGCCCCCACTGTAACAGTTTCAGGCGGCAATCCAGATAGCGCAGCTGTTATAACAGCTTCAATTGATAGTGCTGATGGAGGAAGTATTTCTTTATCTATACAAGATAGTGGATCTGGATATGACTCTGCTCCAACCATTTTAATTGATTCAGCGAATGGTACTAAGGCAGATTATAGAGCAACCGCTGTAGCTGTACTAGGTGATTCAGGAGTAGTCACAGCAATAAATATTACAGATTCTGGAGGTGGATATACATTAGGAACATTTCCAACTATATCTATAACAGCTCCACCTGTTCCAGATGTTAGACCTGGAGACTCAGCTTCACAAACTTTATCGAGTGGAATTATAGTTACTGGAGAAATTGCTAAGTACTCAGATTCAGATGGTGTCATTCACTTGGTCAATGTAGGATCAAATGATAGTTCTTTCCATAGTTTTGTTGGTTCGGGCCAAATTTCGTTTGGAAATGGTGCTGCGAGACGAACAAGAAGAGTGATATCCGCAGTTGAAGACAACAAACTTGCAAGTAATGAACAGAACCTTGACTTTGATGGTTTTGAAGCTAGTTTCCTTGACTTTTCAGAATCTAATCCTTTTGGAGATCCTAGCTGATGAGTGATTTATTTGATTTTGGATTTACGGCAGTGGACGAAGATGAGTTAGATATTGTTCAAAGCAAAGCTCAAGATCTGGCGGATGCTAAGATAGCGTCTGCAACTACAGAAGAAAGACTAAATAACTTATACAATGCTATTATGCCTCTTCTTAATAATTTAAAGAAGAATCCAGAAAAAGATTATATTCTATGGCCAAACAGATTGGCTAAAGTAGAAGAATTTGAAGATCATCTTCAGAAGATTTATAAAGGTTAACTATGTTTGGAACTCATTTCTATCATGAAAGAATAAAGAAGAGTGTTGCAGTGTTTGGTTCACTGTTTAACAACATCTATGTTCTTCGTAAGGGTAGCAATGGAAACATCATTAGTACTGTCAAAGTACCACTGTCTTATGCTCCAGCACAAAAGTTTTTAGAGCGTATTAGAGAAAATCCTAATCTAACCGATGATACTAAATTAGCTATTAAATTGCCAAGAATGTCTTTTGAGATACTGTCGTTCGATTACGACAATCAAAGACAATTGCAAAAAACAAACTCTATAAACAAAGTTGGTTCAGTAAACACTAGTAGAAACAAGTTGTTTACTCCTGTTCCTTACAATATAAACTTTCAGTTAAATATTCTATCTAAGACACAAGATGATGCTTTGCAGATTGTAGAACAGATTGTACCTTTTTTTAACCCACAGTATACAATAACACAAAAACCATTTACTAAGTATCCTGATATTAAAGAGGATACTCCTGTTATTCTCAACAGTATATCATTCACAGATGACTTTGAAGGAGCTGTCGAAACTAGACGAACAATTATATATAACATGGACTTTACTATGAAAATTAGTTTCCATGGACCTCTCTCAGAGAGTGATATTATTAGACAAGTTGATACAAAGGTTGGATTATTAAATGCAAATGGTACTGATTCTGACATACCCCTTACTCTGATAAGTGTTACTCCTAATCCAGCAGATGCTAGCCCTGATGACAATTATGGATTTACTACAACATATACTAACTTACTTGATTCAGCATGACAAACAATATAGACAATGACATAGAGTTTGCT